TGTTAAATTTTGAAATTCACCTGACATTATATCCCCATCCAATGCATTACATTGTTAGTGTGTAAGTTTCTAATCTCATCTAAGTGCGCTTTATCTAGTTGTGCAAAGTATAACCTTAGCTGATTCTGTAGTTGGTTCTGTTGGTCTTCACTATACTCTATAGGAGGTAAGACTAAGTTAGGTGATTTAGGTTGTACGACGTGTGACATATTATCCCCTTAGTCCATCTGGTTTAGCATCAACTCTTGTATCCCCTAGTTGCCACTGTGTACCTACAGTATCTGATGATATTTTAAAGTTCATTTGTCTACCTCGTGCTCTTATAAATACTTGATTAGTATACTGATCTATTGTTGTAGCACTTGTTGTAACACCTCTAGTTAGTGTTGCCCCTGCTGCATCTGTAGTTTGTGTTGCTGCTCCTGGAAACTTACTAACTGCAACTGCCATATCCACTGCAGGTGTTAGTGTGGCTCCTGTCACAGGGTTAACAGTTTGTGATGTAGTAAAGTCTACATCAGGAATGACACGCTTTGTTAACATATAAAACTCACCATCAGCTATATCCATAAAGGCAGACTCAATATATGAGTTAATAGCTAAAGGCGCTGCACCTAAAGGTTGACCATCGTTAGGGCCATTCTCATGTGAGTATATATACCCCCCTGAAGTAGCTAGTGCATATTGATTAACACCCGCATCTACCCAAGTAGTTCTATTTAATTGTCCATAATACCAAATATCATCACGATAGTTGTAGATTACATAACGATCAATTGTAGCTGAAGTAGTTGTCCCACCTGAACAATAGAACCATATGACTTCATTAAATTCTTTATTAGTACCACCATAAACAAGTTGAGCTTGCTCTCTATTAATATCTTCAAATACATATCGTAGTAAAGGACACTTAAGAACATTAACTCTACCATCATAAATAAAGAAGTTATCTGTACCCATCCAATACATATTATTATTAACACTTGCATAAGCATTAGGTCCCATAATATTAGTATCACCTGATAAAAGTTGTAATCCAAACACTTCAGCCGTACCTAAAAATTGTAGTGTACTTAGTGAAGTATCAGTCCATATAAGAGTTTCTTGTCTTACGTTAGCGCCGGTAACAATTTTAGAACCTTCTTTAACAAATAAAAACCCTGCGCTATTAGCAAGTTCAGGTTTCCATACTTCTGGTTTAGGTCCTATATCTGCATTAACGTCAGCCCATCTAATTAACATTGGATCAAATGAACCTACTGAGTAGTTAATACTTTGATAGCTTCCTGCAACAGAGGCAGGAGATGTAGTAGCTGCTGGTAATGTATATGTAAAAGTAGTCGTACTAGTTACTGTAATTTGATAGGTACCTGAATAAGCAGTTGTTGTTTGTCCAGATAGACTTACCCAATCATTAGTAGCTAATCCATGAGCACTTCCAGTAGTTACAGTAGCTGTCGTTGTAGAACTTGTAATACTTGAAATAGTAGCACCTGCAGTAGCTGTTTCGCTATATGCACTTGCACCTAAAGCTAATAAATGTCCACTTGGAGAAAATAAAGTTTTTTCTGTTTTTGCAGGTACAGCAATTGACCCTGCTAATGAACTTAATAAAACTGCTCTAACGAAAAATCCTGCACTATAATCCCAATAATAAATAGGTCCTTCATCGTGTAAATTAAATATAAGGTCGTTGTTAAAGTTGTCCATAAAGACAAGACGCACATTAGTAATAGCTGGAAGAACTGAAGCACCACCCCATGTTCCTCGACTCCATGTACCTGCGCCCCAACCATATCCTGCTACTGAAGCATCAACACCTATGTTAATTTGAAAAGCTGCAGTAATTCCTGTACCACCACCTGTAGCAGCTGAAGTAGCTGTTCCAGCAGTTTCAATAGTAAATGTATTACCACCAATAACTGTAACTTCAAACTCTAAATTAAGTTGTACGGCTGTAATACCTCCAACTGCCACTGCACCACTAAAAGTAACATAATCACCTGTAGTAGCACCGTGTCCAGTAAGTGTTACTAATACTTGCCCTTCAGTACCTGCGGTAGTATTAGTAGTAAAACAATTATCTGTAGAAGGAGTGGTTGAAGTAGTGTAAGTTACACGGATAGGAGTAATATCATAAAGAGTTGTACCAGCACGAATATATATTTTTTTAGTAGTAGCTAAGCCCGCAATTTCTGCGCCAGTGTCTATAGAATAAACAAAAAGTTTAGTAGCCTCACCTACATATTGAGTAAAAGTAACTGCTTGCCAACCACCTATTTTTTCAGGGTATCCGTCTCTAAAACGAATCATATTGCCATCATACCAACCACCCATTTGAGCTAAATCAGTACGGTCTCGGTTAATACCCGGTTTAAATTTTAACTTGCTCAGTGGCATACTTTATCCTTTTGACATTAACAGAGCATGCTCTGCAAATCGTCTTCTAATCAATCCTTTAAGTTTACGACCTCCTGCTCTACAATACTTTAAAAGAACTTCGCCAGCTCTTTTTTTATCACCACGTATAAAAGCCGAACGAACTGTACTCCTTTGAAAGCATCCCAAGCCAAGATTAAAGCTAAAACTGACAAGAGCATCAAACTCAGATTGTGTTGGTTGTTTAGGATGTAGTAGACGAATAACTCCATTTTCAAATTTCTTTAAGTCGTTTTTTAATAAGTTATCTATCTCGTTATCTGAAAGAGTGCGATCCCATGAAGAGAGTAGTTTATCATCATAACTAACAAGATGACCAACACCGATAGTCCAATAGCCCGCAGGGCATCTATAAGGTGTGGCATGTACTCCTTCAAAATACTTTATGAGGGTTATACCCTTTTCTGATGTGTTCACTTATTTTTCCCAATGTCTAGACCCAAACCAAAAGCCAATAATAGATGCCAATATAGCCATTTCTTCATCACTAAATACAATATGCATTGCTTCTGAATAATTATGACCTGATTGTATAGCCCAATATAAACCTACAAAGTCGACCACCAAAAGAATAATGACAAAAATATAGGTGATAATGGGGCGAACACTAGCACGCAAATTAACAACCCAAGTAGATGCCCCTTCTGCAGACGCTTCGTCGTTTTTATATAACGCCACTCTTTCTTGAGTGTATGTATCCATGCTAACTTGTTCGGTTTTAAGTTCTTCAATTTTTTCCTGTGAAGCAAATCCTTTCTCGGCCATTGCCAAACTTCTTTCCATCTCAATTTTAGCCATCTCTCGTTCATGATTCTGATCGCCTTTTTGTTCAAAAAACTTTAATACACTAGGAAGTCCTGATGTAGCAAAGCCTAATATTCCTGATAATATTGATAACACTATTTTTCAACCCAACTTAAAGTTTCTTCATTCCAAGTGTAATGCTCTTCATCATTAGGATAAGGAGTAGGTGCTTCCCATAACCATGATGTATTATTTAAAGTCCATGATAGATAAGGTTGAGGTGCATAAAAAGCATCTCTTGTTTCATCATATATATATCCTACACCAGCATAGTTTTTTCTAAAGTTACTATTGTATGAAGTCTGTACCCATACAGTAGTATTATCGTTATATAAGTTGTGTATAAAAGCTATACCTAATGCTTCTTGCTCTTCATTATTTTCATCTAAAATATCTTCATTATTAACTACTATAACTTGAGTTACTATGTTATTTTCTATTTGTGTAAAATGTGCCATATATTATCCTTTTATTGGTATTGGTAACGAATGATAACAATACCTGAACCGCCTGCAGCACCATCAACCCTTGAACCGCCACCGCCTCCACCACCACCAGTATTTGCTGTACCAGAACCAGGAGTTCCAGCGTTAGTACCAGCTCCACCACCACCATTACCACCAGCACCAACTGTACCAGCACCTTCAGGAGCACCACCTCCACCACCAGCTCTATATACTGAAGAACCTGAAATGCTTGAAGCTAATCCTACACCACCATTTCCACCACCAGAAGGTGTACCGTTAGTACCTACAGCACCAGCTCCGCCACCGCCACCTGTACCATAATAAGGTGCTGAATGACCAGCTGTTCCTCCTGCATTACCTTGACCTGCAGTACCAGCTGCACTACCAGATGTACTACCACCAGTACCACCACCTGAACCACCAACATTACCTAATGACATTGCACCACCACCACCACCACCAATTGAAGTGTATGATGAAAACACAGAATTAGCTCCGTTAGTACCTTTGCCACTAACACCAACTCCTCCAGCTCCTCCACCGCCAACAGTTATTGAGTAAGCTGATTCAGAAACAGACAGACCTGTGGCAGTTAAATAACCACCTGCACCTGCTCCACCACCATGATACCCAGCACCTCCACCTGCTCCACCTGCAACAACTAGGTAATCAACTGTACCAATATCTCCAAGTTGAGTAACAGTAAATGTACTAGAGCCAGTAAAGGTATGTACTTTATAATCACCATCAGTAGTTATAGTTCCACCTGTGGCTACTAAAAAAGTAGGTCCAGATGAAGCACCAAAACCATATCCTCTGGCAGAATTAACTGCTGATGAAGTTACTCTAGGCAAACTGTGTTAAAGCAGCAAGTATAGTAAATGCTGCAGACCCTGTTTTAATTATTGTATATGTATATGAATCAATACTATTAGCATTACCTTCTGTAGGAGCTGAACCACCTTGCCATTCTGGTGTAATACTACTTCCATCAACTTGTACTGTTGTATTTCTATATTCAGAACCTGTTATTGTTACTAGATGAACTAATGTAATAGCTTCTCCTACAGCTAATACAGAGTCTAATGATGTACCACTAGAATCTCTAAAATTAACAGTCCAATCACCTGCCGCAGCAGATGTATAATAAAGCACAGACTGTGTGTCTGTATCATAATTAATTGTTCCAGTTGCAGCTGTTGCTGATACAGTTACTTTTTCTGTAGAATTTACAAAAGGAGAATAGTTATTAAGTGAAGCAAAGTTGCTAAAGCCTGAACCTGAAACTGTACTGGTTGCTGAAAGTGTTGTGAAAGCTCCTGCAGCGGGGGCTGAACTACCAATTGCGGGAGGGGAAGCAAGATAAGTGCTAAAACCTGTACCGGAAACCGTACTTGATGCTGAAAGTGTTGTGAAAGACCCTGCACCTGCAGATGTACCGCCGATTGCAGGAGGGGAGGCAAGGTAAGTGCTAAAGCCTGTACCTGAAACTGTACTTGAAGCAGAGAGTGTTGTGAAAGCTCCTGCAGCTGCTGATGAACCACCGATTGCAGGGGGAGAAGCAAGGTAAGTACTAAAGCCTGTACCTGAAACTGTACTTGATGCTGAAAGTGTTGTGAAAGCTCCAGTGCTAGCAGTAGATGCTCCAATTGTAGTATTATCAATTGTGCCACCATTAATATCTACATCACTTGAAAGAACTGAACCACTAAGATAATCAATTGCATAATCTACATTTGTACCATCTGCATATACACACGCTGATTTACCTGCAGGTACTAAGACTCCTGAGCCACTAGCTGTTTTAACTGTAATAGCAGTGTTAGAAGCGTTGTTAATGATATAGCTTTTTGTAAAAGTATTGGCACCGCCTGCGGCAGTAGTAGGTATAATTAAATTTCCTGATCCACCTGCACTTCCTGTAAGGTTAAGGCGTAAGTGTCTAGCTACTTGAGTAGCATTAGAGGAAGTACTCCAAGAAAGTGTAGTATCCCCTGTGCTAACAGCTTGGTCTACCGTACCTACAATAGCTTCTTCTAGAGCGGTTCCTAAATTAACATTGGTTGTTGAACCCCAGGTACCATCTTGTTCTCCGGTTCCTATGAGTTCTACTGATAAATTTGAATACGTTGACATATTATTTCCTTATCCTGTAACTATCTCTTCCCATTCAGGGGTTTGAGTAGTGTTTATTATAACCCAATTTGGGTTGTTCACAATAGGGGCGTGCCCTGTTAAACTTAGTGCGCCAGTGGCGGGTTCTTTTACTAATCCTAC